AAATTTATGAGATATCTTTTTTTTTTTAGTGCTACTATATTTGAAAACAGTCAAAACAATCGCAATAAGAATTAGGTAGAGCATTTTAAGAATTATATATATTTTTTTTAGAGGATTGCGTTATTTGGCTCTAGTCATGGCCAAAAGAAGCTATCAAGATATCGACGCTGTCAAGAGAATATGCATTGATGTCGTGCAATCCTGTAAAAGAAATATAGAAGACTATAGAAATGTAAAAAGATTAAAAATAACAGATGAATCACATTTTGATAAAGGATATACAGAGGGTTATGAAGATTGTATTACACATCTTGATGAAAAATTGTGCAGAATGTTAACAGAAAGGTTTAATGCGTACATTCAGGAATCAAACAGAGAATTATTTGAATATTTAAATAGACAACAACATTCTACTTTTTACGTGTACTAATAATCCAGTCCCCATATAATTTGCAGTGGAAATGATCATTCGATATAGTTTTCACTTCAATGCAATTATGTGCGTATTCTAAAACACGATGGCTGGCATCCTCTCCGCGAGAAGTTTTTTTCATACATAATCGAGCGTCTAAGATTTCATTAGATTTTGAAGTGTAATGAACTCCATCTTTCACGTTAATAACTGCAGTAGATGCATTGAATCTTAAAATTATATTTTCGACAACTCTAGTATTAAGTTCAGGTGATATATAGACACTACATGGTGAGTTCACTTCAACTGTTTGATTTTTAAATGCAGGATTCAAAACATACATGTGATTTTTTTCAATTTTGTATAACGGTTCGCTTATACTTAAATAAGATGATTGATGATTGACGTTTTTATTTACACGCACTACTTCCGATTGACGTTGTGACATTTAATGCATATAGAAAAAAAAAATCAAAAGCTCGAGTGGCAGGATGAATCAATCATGTCACATTATTGAAAAAGTTTTGTTGATTAACAGTTTTTTCGATCCGACTGACTTATATCAATTTTATGTTACAAGTAAATCAGTGCTGATGTCATTTTCATTTGCACCAATTTACTTTTATACTACAAAAATGATACAAATTGAGACTGCATTAAAAAGATCATCGCCCTCATTAAATGAAGTATTATTGCAATATGAATTATTATCAAGATTACGTATACCTAATTCGGAAATAATGCAAGATGAATTTTTAAAGCGTTCTTATGCATTAAAGAAATGCTTATCGTATACTTCTATATTATATAATTACAAAAAAATGCCATGTTATTATTGTAAACTTGTTGATGCTTCGTTTAAAAAAAGCTTTCAATTTACGAATGGGTGGACGCAATTTTCATTAAATGGAACGAGTATAAATTGCGATACTAATTTGAAAAATGATGTGAGCAATTACATTGACGTCACTCAGTGTATTTTCGAAGAAAGCCCTGGGTTTTATACATGTACATACAACACGACCGATCCAAAAACATTTACCATATGTTCAAAATGCGCTAATAAATACAAATTTTGCACTATAAGCGGCTATGCCGAGAGATATGGACTAAAAAAAAAAGATTTAGAAAGTCGTATACTAAATATTCATAATTTTAGATCTCGTCGCCTCAAAGTCGCAACGGCACAAGAGTATATTTTTAGATACGGAGGAATTAATTTGGGAAACGGAAAATTACTGGCACCAATTGAAATAATAAAAAAAATCGCAAGTCAAGTTTCACGTAAAAGATTATATAAATTAAATGGTATAAAAAAATCATTATCATACAAATAATTTATTTTTTATCTTTTCTGATATTGACATTTGCTTCATCTCACGAATCCGGGGCTGCTTCAGGGAGAAAATAAAAAGGGAAATTATCATTATCACTATTTGTGCGATCATCAATATCAATAACTTTTACTCTATTAGAATCACTTTCGTCAATAAATAAACAATATAATTTATTTTCGTCTAGATCTGCGTGATGGTGTGGAAGAGCACTACAAATTAAAAAGTAATTATATGCGTTATTTTTAAAGGGTACCTCTGACTGGTAACCCTTGTGGTCCAAATCCCGGTAAGCAGGTAATCTAGATGTAAAACCTATATGTCCTTTTATAAATCTCCACCACTGCGCATGTCTTGCTGCATTACAGGTCGTCATAGTAGTTTTATTATGAGCTCGCATCTCCGCATCAGTGAGTATGTGTGAAGGTGTAAATAAATGTGGATCACCTCCCCAATCTAAACAATACGTTGATCCATCTTCATTTGTGGTGATCATAAACGTCTCGTCGGATTGTGTTGCAATTTCCACCAATTTAAATAATTGAGGTCCATCAGCCATAAACGCACAATCCTCATCTTCAATTAAACAAAAATCATCACTTCCGCAGTCACTACCCTCTCTATTATTACTCTGTGTCAAACAAGCATCACAATTTATAAAGCTTCTAATTAGAAACTCCTCATTATCCGAATAAATAGTGTTTGGATTAAAGTGATGATTTTCTGTTCCTTCTAACGATTTACATTGCCAAAATTGCCCGTTATCGAATTTACCGGATCGATCGTCCCCGTCTTCGTCTTCGTCCCCTTCTCCGGTATCGGGATTACGTACCGGATACGTATCTCCGGTATCGGGATTCGTGGTGGTAGTTGGTGGCGGCACACCAGTTGGTGGCGGCACACGTGTCGACAAAACACAAATACCGGTTGTTTCGTTTAGAACTTTACCTTCAGGGCATTCACATATACCGGTTGTTTCGTTCAAAACTTGACCTTCGGGGCATTCATCTTGAGACATGTAGTAATAAATGCCTGCACCGATCACTACAGCCAAAATCATAGGAGTTAATGACGAAGATGATTTTGCTGAACTAGAATTCGATGCGTAGCGAGGCGTAGGCGTGTACGAAGGCGTAGGCGTGTACGAAGGGTTCTTTAGTTTTACAGAAACTCTATTTTGAAAAACTTTAAAGTATATAACGACTGCTATTACTAAAATAATACCTATAGATAATTGCGTTGAGGATATATTCTCATACCACGCACCATCTTCATCTGGTTCGACATTTGGAACCGAGCTCTCAGAGCTTCCCATTTTCTCTCAAAATATATTTTACTTTTCACTCGTTTTTGAATGGCTCGAGACCCGCTTGCGTAGTGCGCTATAAATGTCTGATATTACTGTCGATATGGAAGAGATCGACGAAATCTCCACGATTGATGTAAAATCGAGCTCCGGAAAGACTGCAGATCAACTGCCTTCAGCCGAGGGTAGTGAATCTGGTGAGTCAGAGGGAGACAAAGTGTCAACAAATGCTGACAATGCTGAAGAGAAAGACTTATGCGAAGAAACCTTATTTCCTGATAGTGATGATGATAAGTATATAGGAGAGTGGCAGGTTTCAACTTCAAAAAAATCAAAATTCAATTCGAAAAAACGTGACACACCTGTGCAAGAGCAACCAAAACAAGTCGATTTACAGCCGAAACAAGTCGATAAAGACAATTCTAATAGTATCATTGATGAATTGACAGAGCTTATTCAGGACCAAAACGTTGTACACGTAGATTCATATAAAGCTCTTCGTTCTTTGAAATTTCTGCGACATCAGTGGAAAAATCTGAGATTTTTAAAAGTCAAAAAGGTCGTAGGCATGGGTCAGTGCCACATAGTAATCAACAACAAAAAAGAAAGTCAGCAAGTCTATATAACGGAAGAAGAATATGAAGAATTGTACGAGGAAGCTAAAAAAGAAAATCAACACCTAAATTTTGCGAAATCTGTAACACGTACGTGGGAGTACGGTTACTACGGTTGGGCTTCGTTCTACGACTGTGAGGAATATGACGAAAATAAATATGAATCAGTTTATTTTCATTATACAAATTATGCACAAATGGACTTTGGTATTTCCACGGGAAGGAACTCCACTGATGGTATTGAAACAAAATTTTGTATCAACCAATATTCTGAATGCAAAACTCCGCAGAGAGGTGATTTCATTTGTGGAATTGTCAATAATTCATGCAAATTTAAAAACAAATTAGAATTAAGTCCTTTTTTTGTTAACTCTGAAACATTTTATCGAACTGTTGTCTGTATAATGACAGATCAAAAATACAAAATATACAAAGGAAAAAAATCTGAAGCGCGACTTGCCGCTTCAATGATATGTAATGGAAACGACGTGTTGCGCAAAGATTATAAAAAAGTTATGACACCATATAATTGCGAGGATATTGCATTACATGAACACTTCGTGTACATGACGATAGTTATGGTTTTAATTTTGAATCGCCGATTTAAATTTTCAAATTTATTCACAACTGTATCACCCGTTGGAAATTTAGATTACTGGGAATTCATTTTGAATTTGAGTGACATGAAAGAATTGAGCTATTTAAACAATTCTTCTGCCATTTGTCCTAAATTTGAAAAAATAAATCTGCGGCATTTTACGTCTAATTTAAATGAGCCAAGATTAGATACTCGAATTTGTACATGGGGTGATTACTCTGAGTATGACGACGAAGATAAAATATCTCCACCGATTGCTCGCGGTCGTCAGGTCAGTAGGGTTTCTGGGTCTAGATATAAATATAATAGAGCGCCTTATCGAAGGGATACGCAAGCTCACGAACCCTTTTATGAGGAAGCGCGTTTCGATTACGGTATGACAGACGCTTCGCGAGCATACAACACTATAGAAAGTAATTTGTATTACCAAGGTGGAACTTACGGAAGCACGAGAAGAAGAGTAGAAAGGAGTGGTCCCTACGATCGAGAATATGAGATCGACCCAGATAATATAGATGGGCGTAATTGGGCTGATATGACACCACCTCCATCACCGACTCGTTGCCATAAAATTACTATGCCAAGTGTTTACGACACTTAGTTTTTTCTAAATAGAAAAATGATAAGTATTAAAAAAGTCAATATATTAAAAAAAAAATTAAGTATTGGTAGTACATTAAGCATCTGCTCAAATACTCCTACGTTGACCTTTTTCGCTTCGACTGCATCTGTCGGCACACCAGTTGCAGCTCTTACGGAATCAGAAGCAACGTAATTTAATGAATTAACGAAGGATTTATTTCCATTTTGTGGAGGAAAAGCATTTTTTACACCAAAGGCTGTAGTATTAAAAACTGCATTTACAGGTGATGATAGTACCATTTTATGACCTCTTAGATATTTTTTAACTTACGACGAGAACATTCTCAGAATTTTCTTTCAGCGGTGGGGGTGTTTCTTCTTCTACAGTTGTCAATTTCTTTCTTTCGGTCGTTGTATTAAATCTGGGTCTCGGATTGTGAACCATTTTTTGTATTAATGCTGGGAAAGCAGGTGTCGAGAGCATATCAGTGGGTATAGAATAACTTCTATTACCCCCACTCATGTTTTCGAAATTTCGCGTGTTTACAGATTCAATGTCGTCGTCATCCGAATCAGAAGAATCATCTTTACGTTTTTCTTTTTCTTGTTCTTTGTCATATTTTTGAGCCATTATATGTGCTATTTTAGATGCAAGTTCGGGACTTTCTTTTGCGACTTCGGTAAATTTAGGGACTCTTTGCGAGACAAACGACTTCGTTATATGAAACATCGTGGCGCTCCCGCCGAGCAACAGAAGCAACTCGATTTCAGGAGAGACATTTCCTGCGCTATCTTTATATTTATCGTACAAACGAAGGAAACATCCATCATAATCTCCAAGTGTAGACATTATATGTTCACTCCAACCATCTAAATGCAAATTACACGGATCGTATTTGTGATTTAAAAATTCTAATCCAGACACAATAGCGACCAAAGCCTTTCTAGCAAATTTGATACATTTTTGAGAATTCAATTCTGTTCTCATTCTATCAACTTCAGATTTAATTATGTCATAATCACAAGTCAAATCTAACTTCATTTTAGTTTCTATCCCCTGCGCTTGAAGAAGATAATAACTTTGTAATAATAAATTCTTATCCTCCTCTTTTTTAGGGCTAGGGCTTCTTCTTTTACTTCCCGGGCTCGGTGTTCTTTTTCTAGGACTTGGCGTTTTTCTTCTAGGACTCGGGCTTCTTCTTCTATCATTAGGACTCCCCCTTCTTGGACTCGGAGTTCTTCTTTTAGGGGTCGGGCTTCTTTTGTAACTTGGAGAGCGGCTCGGGCTTCTCCTTTTTGGCGTCAATATTGGCGTCCTTTGTGATTGTCTAGAACGTCTAGAATTTTCACTACCCTTTTCAGAACCCGCGGGAGGGGTTGAAACTTGGTATCTTTTAACCGGTGATTTATATTTGATAGATTTTTGAGGAACTTCGCCTATAAAATCACTATTCGAATCTTTAAATATATTTTTAACTGCTTTGCGTGAATGTTCGTTGACTTTATTCAAAAATTCAAATTTATTTACATCATCACGAACTTTTTGATCGTTTGACCCTGCGTGGAACAACGAACTCAGAGCTGACATATCCACTTCACTTTCTTTTTCTTCTGCTGGTGGCAAATCTACGTTCATTTGCAACAAATGCTAAAAAAATAAATAAAAAAAAAACACACGTTTAATCTAATTCTTCGTCGTCAAACTCCATTTCTGGATCATTCATTTTTTTCTTCCATGCCATACGTAATTGTTTAAAATTGAATAAAAGCCAGATTTCTTTATATAATTGTTTACAAGGAGGTTTTGTTTTAACAAATGCCTCTTTGTCGCGAAGAAATTGTTTAAATCTTTGATATGAAGCCGGTCTTTGCGAACCCATTTTATTTCTCATTTCATCATGGTAATAATTATATACGTGTTGTAACGGCAACATTTGATAACCATATTTAGGTCCTTTTTGAAATCTTTTTAAACCTTCGTCTTCGAATTCGGTTACATTAAATTCTTGATTATCATACTCATTCCAGGGAATAATGTACGCCCTATGAAGAACTTGATCATACCAGGATTCTAAACTGTCAAATGAATTTTCTTTTTGTTGCCTTAGAAGCTGTGTCACTGGAATATGATTTGGAACGAAATTTGATATATCTATTGTACTCAAATATTTCAGAAGGCATTTGACTCCAAGCATATTTTCATCATAAAGACACGCTTTTAAGTTTGTAAAATAATTATTATCCAGATTATACGTAGATTTACAACCTAAACAACACCATCTTCGGGCGTTTTCTCCAGCTGGTACCGCCCAATAATGATTTGATGCCATTATATAATTTGAAAAGTTGTCTAGATAATAGGTATCTACACCCTTTTGTTCGCAACGTATTTGTTTTTCTGTAATCATTCCTTTTAATTTGCCACTGTCGGCTTTATTCCCACCCCAGAATGCTTCGTCTGCAAAAATTAAAAGACCATTTGCTAATAATGAATTAAATCTGCCAGTGAGATCCATCATCTCACATAAATGTATATAGTACTCTTCGAATATTTTGCCAATGGCATCAACAATCATTGATTTTCCACAACCTTCCGATCCGACAAGAACTAATGCTACCCCTAATTTATTCCAGGGTCTCAGTAACGCACTAGCTAACCATTTTAAAACATAATTGTACACCTTTTTGTTTTCTGCGCACCATATTTCAAAAATATGTTTTAAAATTGTTTGGCATTTATCTTCATAGTTGACGACACCACTTTCGGATATGGCTCTTTCAGCGTCTTCTAAAGTTATTGCTAATCCTTGGTAAATGTTAAAATCACTATGCATTCGAATAAACGCATCTGGTCGCGGATCAAATACTAAAGATCCATATGATTTTTTATTGGGGTGATGTAACCATACATTTGCAATGCTTTTGAAATCTTGAATGCTTTTGAGACCATTGGCTCCTTCTGTACTTTTGTCGAGAACGACCACATGTTGGAAAATCTGTTTAAAATCAGACTCTGATTTATTGATGTAAGTAAATTTTTGTCTATCTCTATCATGATTAATTTTTTTCATAACAATTAAAACTTTACCTGGGTGATCGGTGATCATAAAAATGAATTGGTTCATAAATTTTATAACTTTTTCTTGCAACGTTGCGATGTCGTTGTGATATTTGTTTTTGATGTATTCTATCACTATAGGAACTTGATTCACTGTAAAAAATGAAGGATCCAGCGTTTCGAAATCTTGTTGATCGTGAACAATAAAATCAGTTTTACACATATCAATTCTTTCTTGCAGTGAAATGTTATCTATGTGTACCTGACCTTTAATAGGTGAAAGTTGTTCAAAATCAGCTCTTCGAACACTCGATCTGGTAAGCAATTCGTAGGTATCATTCTCCCATGGAGTGGTCATTCTCATAGCATTATTATCAAATGTACCGTAGTATAATAATTTACGACCTAACGGCTTACCATTTTCTCTGTCCCATTTATCAGAGAACGCTAATCGTAATTTTTGCGATTTCACAATTTGAGTGTCAATAAAATCTTTCATAAAAGCATTTTGTTTAGTTATGCTATTATATACAGCATTAAGTATATGAGTGTTTACGATAATATCAGGGAAATGTATATGATAACTAAATTTTGTCTCATTTGTGGCGGTGAATACTATACAATATAACTCTACTGGTGGTATAGCGAAAAATTTTTGTATGGAACTAAATATAGAGTTTAAAATGGATTTGAAATCATACTTTTTATTCTTCCCATCTATGTCAAAAACTAAAGCAAATTTTGAAGAGAAACATTCGTGCATATAAGATATTGCATTAGTATCATGAGCTTTTGCTAATAAATTTAAGAGACGATACTCACCAGCATGATGTAAGCCATAATATATGACGCCTTGTTTATGTAGAAAATGTGTACTTACTAAGTACTTTTTATCAACTTCGCAACCTAAGGCGAAATTTTTTAAATATTCTTTTATTTCAGCTTCTACCATCTTTCTCGAGCCTGGGAATAAAATTTTGAGTGATTCTTACCGTCAACATGGACGTAGCTTCCGTTGTGTGCTTCCTGAAAACACGGGACGTATTCTCTTATTATTGTTCGTCGTCAACAGTAAAAGATGACTTATCTAAATATGTCAGTGCATATAAAATATCCACTTGGTGGTACAGCATTAAGACTAAAATATGGATGGAAAGAGTACGTAGGTTCGTCCTGAAGAAGAATATTATGTCACATAGAACAATAATACATCCTCCACTTAACTACGAGATGTTACAATTGAACAAAAAGTCTGATGGATTTGGATTTCCGTACTGCGTCACTTGTTTTGATGAATGGGGCGATCATTGGAAATCTATCGCAAATTTCGCTACATATGAAGTCGAAGGATTCAAAATGAGGTATGCAATGCCATCTCTTCGTTTCCATTGTTATTATTGCTTCAAGAGTTACGAAGACAATTTCGAATACGAATGGCTAAGAAAGCCAATATTTACATCATACAAATCTTCAGTGTGGAATGTTTTACATTTTGCAAACGAAAGCGATTCCGACGAGGTACATGATGAATATTGACTAGGATACAAAAAAATCGCGTGGCGGTATTAGATTCTTATACGAATTACTCATATATTTCTTTTCTCGTGTATAGGAGTAATGATGTCCATTGAAATATATCCCTTCAATCCTTCCATTATCTTTTTTTTTTTCACTTATTTTATATAACATAATTTTGTAATATTTCTTGGCTTTCAAATATCTAGTTATAGCGTTTAAAAATACGTCATAATCATCGAAAAATGCTTGGATTTTATTATCCACTATAATCTTCCCTTTTCCGTGAGTATGTGGTACTCCTATTACGACGCAATTCGCGGCGATTCCAGGAAGTTTACAATAATGTTCAAGCCATAAATGTATTTTCGTTATCAACGCTTTATTATACGAATTAAAACTTTGATCTATTAAGCCTGGGTGGTATTTTTTTTCGGACCACTGTTGATTTTTAGTAATAATAAACATTTTGCAGTTGTTCAAATAGTATAATTTAAACAAATTCAACAGAAGTGTTGGTTTGAAATTGAAATGTAATGTTTCATCGAAATCGAACCCAATATTTATTGTCATTTCCTTCATGAACATTATAAAATATCATGCATCGTACATGTCTAGATATGATATCCTTTCAAATAGTAATTCATATCTTTTTACATTCAGATTAACATACTCTGTTTGTCTCCTCTCGAATACATATATTCTATTCAATAATGATAGAGAAAAAAAATCATCATTAAAAGTATATATTTCATCCATGCCTTTGATCGTCTCAAGCAATTGGTTATTCGTCATATTTCTGAAAGAAATTAATTGCATTTGAAATAACTCCATGGTTTTAAATCAACGACTGATGCGAGCGTTAAATGATCCAAATATGTCTGTATGCCTTACGAAAGAAGATGACAATTACAAAATATTTCAAGTGGTCGGTTCTAATGCACATATTTATGAGGTTATGATAAGCACTACACAATGTTCCTGCACATGCCCGGATTTTTTATATAACAACAGTAGATGTAAGCATCAGTTATTATGTATTATTAATAACGTTAACACTGAGATGAATAGCGATCTTTTAAAGCTGGGGGCACTTAAGATAGAAGATATAAATAAGTACGATTGTTCAATATGCCAACAAAATATAAACGGAGCATATTACAGATGTGACACCTGTTCTAATATGTTTGATGTCCAATGCATATATAATTGGTCTCAAAGTTGTAAAAAAAGAAATCTTACCGTGACATGCCCTACTTGCAGATCTCATATACAAAAGACATGTTTTACCTAGAGAACATATGTGCAGATTTGCTTATATGTTTCCATGATACGATAATGTGTTGTTCATCGTCTGCACTTGTTTTAACTTTATATTCTAATGAACGCAAATGTTTTTTCAAACTTTTCTTCACAACTCTCCAGTCGTATATCGCGAAACCCATCACATATGACGGTATTGCAAAAGTGCACTTATCGAAATGAAACTCAGAAAATCGTTTGATAGTTTCCATACACATAAACGTGATATGAGTGAACACTGCATCAAAATTAGTTGTAATTTGGCTAGACTGAAAATACGCTTGACGAGCAGTAAAATTCATTTGATTTACGAATATATTTTTTAATTATATAATATGCACGCCTTCACCTAAAATTTAATCTAATAAAATTGAAATGAGGCGTTCAGAGAAAAGGAACAGATATTCAAAGAAGCCAACTATATCGTACATAAACCACCAAAACTTGATAGATAATTTCCGCAAAACCGATCGCGAACGTTCAGGAGTAGTAAATAAAAATGTAAACCAAAACACTTTATCTTTATCATCCAAGGTTGCGCAGTTAGGAAACGATGACTCGGTCGTAATAGACGACTTACGAAAACCAAGCATACACAATCACCCACTAGACTCAAGTGGGTGTGCTAGAATTAATGGTGATTGCGGTCTTCAGCCACCTAGTTCTTCTGATATGAAAGTATACGCTGAGAGCCCCGCGTTTCATACGGTTGCTACTAAAAATTATATATATCACATAAAAAGAACTAGACGATTAAATAAAAGACAAGTGGAAAGATGTTATAAAATTTTAGAAAAACACTACGACGAATTAGTGGAACCTCATGAAGTATGGGAAGAAATTTGGATATGCTTTACAAAGATGACAGGATGGTTTTATGTCATAAGATGTAAAAATGCTAATTGTAATCATAAAGTAGATCCTTACTTAATTGAAAAGATGTTCTTAGAAACATAGAATAAAAATATATTTCTTATCAAAAATGTCGTCACCATCTGACTCCGACAAGTGGTTTTATTCTGCACAAGGTGGATTAATATTTGCTGCCCTATCGGCTCCCATGGTTTATAAGTTAACAAGTGATTTTTTTGGAAATATGCTGAATGAAAGAGGATGTCCTAGTACATATGGTATTGTAGTTCACGCAATAATCTTTACTATCATAATAAAACTGATGATGCGTTGACACGCAAACAATATCCATTTTTTTTTTCTATTATACTCAAAATGTCAACTGGTGCCCTAACTCAGTTAGCAGCAATTGGATCTGCCGATGCTTACCTTTCAATTAGTGGAGAAGTCACTTTCTTCAAAGGAATTTATAGACGTCATACAGCTTTCGCGAAGGAAGCTGTAAAGATGCCATTCACGAGAGTTCCTGCTTGGGGTTCAGAGTGTACTGCTTCTATTAGCAGAACAGGAGATCTTCTATCTAAAACATGGTTGGTTGTTGAAGTACCACCTTTAAATCCCCATTTATCTTTAGAAGATTTTAAAATATACAAAGACAATAGCTCACTAACAACAACGGATAATGCTGATACAGGTCTCCCTGATACACCCGGGTATTACCCTGGTGCGAGATTCTGTGATGAGTTAGGGCATGCGATGATCGATACCATAGAAGTAATTATTGGAGGAACAAAGATAGATATGCATAAAGGTCAATACATGCAAATTTTCCATGAATTAAGTACATCAAAAGAGAAAAAAGATTTAGACATTCTGATTGGTAAATCGGGATCAATTACCGAGTTAGAGGAAATGGCTAAAACAACTCAAAAATTATATATTCCACTTCAGTTCTGGTTCTGTAGGCACCTCCAACAAGCCCTTCCATTAATCGCCCTTCAGTACCACTCTATTGAAATCAAAGTTAAGTTTAAACCAATTAAAGAAGTCGTAGCACACCCGGGTTTATATGTACAACGAGAAAATGGTACAGATTTTGCTTCTGGTAGTACTACACAACTTGTAGATGCATTTTCACTAACAGGTGAGACAGCATCAAACTTTTATAGTCAGGGTGGAAAAGTAAGGCAAGACCAACTTTTAACCGGAGAAAAATATCAATTAAAAGCAGATGGTACTCACCTTTTGTGTAATCTTGTGTACCTTGAAGAAGAAGAAAGAAAATCATTCGCACAAAGTACACATGAGTACTTAATTGACATTTTACAAGATGAACCAGAGCAACAACTTGTTACCGGTACTTCAAGTAGCGAAAAAGTTACTACTCAGCTAACTTTATTTTTTAATCACCCCGTTTCTGAACTTATTTGGGTCCTTACGCCAGACGTATGCATCGATGCTGGAGAACCGTTTTGTTATTCAGCGCTTACTAACTCATATAACTCAGCGCAAGATCCTCTATATAGTGCTAGCCTTAAATTCAACGGATATGATAGATTCGACAAGAGTAACTACGGCCCGGAATATTTCAGGGAATTAGTACCTGGTCAATATCATACCTCCATCCCCCAGAAGCACATCTACTGCTACTCTTTCGCTATCGAGCCTGAAGACAGTCGTCCTTCGGGTACGGCTAATTTCTCTAGAATTGACTCAGTGAAACTTATCCTTGAACATGTTAATTATAATGATATGGTTTTAAAAGAAACCGGGCGGACACTTCCATCTGGTGGAACCACTGGTACATGTAAAAAGACCGGAGGGAAGGTTAAAATATACGCTAGAAGCAAAAACGTTCTGAGAATTAGAAGTGGTATGGCCGGTCTAGCGTACGCGAACTAATCTTTTTATGTCAATACATTGTCATATTCTAATAAAACATTATTACATACGAAGTCATAAACCATACGTTTGATTAATTTTATATTACACCAATAAGGTATCCATAAAATTTGAACGTCATTTTTTAAACAATAATCGTTTTTAAGATAATCGTTCATTTGTTGTTTTATTAATGTGTATTTACCAGTTTTACCTTTTATTATATGATAATGAAATATGCCATTGTACTCAATCGCTATGGAGTTATCAATATCTATATCTTTTTGATCTCTTGGGATTAGAAAATCAAATTTTAAATATCCATTTTTAACTCCTTTTAAATCTTGAATTTGGATATCGTAAAAGTAAAATATATTCATTTGATCTAATATAGAAGCGACGACTTTTTCTCCGATCGATAACTTCTTCGATATCGTTTCAGAGTTTATGCAGCACTTGCATTTGATCATTTTTAATATATACAAAAAATTATTTACAATTTCTATCCCCGCTTGAGAATACAGCTGAATCAATAATATTACTAATATCACAACAAATCATGCATTCTCCGTCATAGTACTCTATTTTATGTATACCGAAACGCTGTAAAGAAGTTAAGCAATTTTTACAGGGCTTACTATACATATAATTATTTTTATTATCGAATCTGAGGCTTACTACTCTCAATCGCTGCGGTCGTCTCGGTTTTTTTAGTCTCTGAAGTGCAACGATTTCTGCATGAGTACTAGCAGTAGATATAGAATGTCTCCTACCAGCATACCCATTTCTACCATACGACAACAGTTTACCACTGTAATATATATACGCGTAATGATGTTGCATGATAATATATCTACTATCGTTTAGAAAAAAATAGATTTTTTATTCTCAAATATCACTATCTATATCCATTAAATCCACTACGCACGATAAATTGTCTCCTTTATCTATATTATAAGTGTAGGCTTGTAGGTACGCATCCGATAAGTCATCCTTTTTATCATTTTTTTCTAAACATCGAAGCCAAAAGGTATCAGATGTAGATAATAACTCTTTAGTGACAGCTATACTTAATTTTTTGACTTCGCTTCTCGACATTTTGTCTCCTATATTTAAGGATGCTTTCACATCGGTAACGATAATGTCGTATTCGTTAAATCCAGTAGTTTCAAATTTTAATTTGGGGTTATAGAAGCATATGTCTTCAAGTGGTATATTTCTTTCGCAGATGAAATAAGATTGGATTACATGTGATAATACTTTCATCTGTGTGTTCCTATTAAGCTGCTGTTCTATTAGGACTCTATCTAAATAGCCTAATTCAAGCTTCCTTAATTGCATTATTAAACTATTTGTGTAATCTTGTATATTTTTACCCTTCAATGCCAACGTTTGCATAGTTACAATGTTTAGCTTTCTTTTACCCACGCTCTCAGCTAAACAAAATGACATATTTTTAACACCGACGTCAAAGGATATAATCCTGGTTTTCAACATATTGAGATCCCGTCTTGCAGCAAAATTGTATCTCGACGGTGCCCTAAGCAACGTGGGCATCTTTTTTGGGAACTGTGAGATTATAAAAAAAAAAAAAAATTATATTAAGAAATGTCATTAGAAATCCCAGAAGAAGTACACATCCTGTTACGTGAGACGGTACCTGAAATAGAGTCAGTGGTTAATGATTTCATGCAGAACGAATTACAACAAGATTCGATTATATCAAGGCAGTACGTATATAATAGAGCACTTAGAAAAATAATGCATAATTTTGAAAATTCTCATAGTCAAAGTAGAGAGGGTATTGTAGAACACGTATCTGAATATACCATCAATAGACTCCGTCAAATGTATTACGATGCTTATGAGTACAAACATAAAGGTATGAATCTTGATAGAGTCCAAACACCGTCTTATACGATCTTAGAGCAGCCGTATCGGATTATGTACGAGAGGCCATTTCTTAACTCGAGTCACGATAATAATAATTTAATGCACAGAGAAAATTACTGGTTCAGTACGGACTAAAATGCCAAGCAAAAAAATATACGATGAGATTTATAGCGATAAAAGTGATCAATCAAATTCAAATCCAAATGAAAGCGATTATTATTCCGATAATGAATTCATTCCAAAGCAGCGATATGAAATAAGTTGGTACGAATACAATCAAGAACACATTATCAACATATGGGAAATTATTAAAAGATATATAGATGAAAATGGATTAAATTTATTAGAATATAGTACAATTTCACATTTTACTTCTTATGTAGCAAAACATTCATATAGAAGAGAAATGGAATTGAGAACTCTTAGCAAAAGAAGTTAGTTTATTATTAAAGATCCCGGCAGTGGAACTAGTTCTTTTTTTATTAAGCAAGGAGTATCGTCATTGTTTTGTAATTTGACTCTTTTTTTTATGGGAGCTTCTTTGCTCTCACCAGTTGGATATTTATCACTCAATTCATCCAAATCTCTCTTCAGTCTATCTAGATCAGAAATGAATTTCTGAAACAGTGGTAAATTTGATTCAAACCATTTTCTGTCTCGGTAGACAACTGTGACATTTAATTCCATTGGATTGAATTCCCCACTAGCCGGTCTATATTGAACAAAATGACACACTTCTAAGTCTAATACTTCCAATTGCATTTGTATTTGACACCAGTAATGCGCCGGTACTTCGTCGGTGATCTTCCGCACCAAAGGACACTAGGTTTCCAACATACTTCAACAGAGAAGTGAATTTTTTTTCTACTGTCCGAAAATGGTTGTCAAAATGATTAGAAATGTTTTGAACTCTATCACCTTACCAAATATCGTCGCAGCTATACTGATACTGTCGATACTAACTTTCATATCTTGCTATGTAAGAGGAAAGGGTCTCCTAGGGAAACCTTGCCGTGGTAATATGAATTTTTACGGAACAAATTTCATTCCAAACAACCCAATAGGAAAAGGATTAAACTTTTCTGGAGATCTTTTAAAATCTAGATATGTTCATGGACGATCTGCTTTGCAAGCAGATAAAAAAAGAGTTGGTCAAAGATTAATTCAAGCCAAATCTATAGGAATGAATGAGAAATCAAAAAAGAAATTACTGCCTGCTAATAATGTTAGAAATAAAAACTATTAGTGTGGACCTTAATTTCGATGCAGATCCCATCCTTCGTCACGCGATCGGGACTGGCCCCTAGAAATGGATGTTTTTCGTGCATAACTAAACCAATCTCAAAAAACGGCGCGAGATGAGGGTTTTGAGTGGCATATATTTCTGCTGCTTCGTCTTCATATTTATTACCATGTAATATCGCTTTATTGTTAGATAAATCTTCTTTCTTATCGAGTATATCTGATAACTTTGACTTTTTGCGTAATAAATTCGTCCTGCTAGATTTTTGATAAGGATTTTGATCTAGAGCAGCTGCACAATCACTTGCAGTTAAGATCATATTTCTCTTATCATACCAATCCCCTGTTCTTTGTTTGTATTGTTTTGTAAAAAGCAATTTCATGACCCTTTTGTCAATCACAACTGGTGGCAGATTGGCAATAGTTTCATCAATTATATCACTGTCAATATATCGTAAATCAGACGCCATTGTTCTAGAGCCATATATTTTTTTTTCTTTATCTAACGTAAAATAATGAAATCATCTAAGACAACAAAAAATTTTTTAGATGGTATTTCAAAAAAAGATTTGAAGGAAATATTGCCATCTGGTTTCGAAAAAATGTCTAAAAAGGAACAAGATTCTGTGGTGCAAAATTTACAAAGAGAGTACGAAAAGGCATCATCAAAGCCAGATAAGAAAAATTCAAACGATTTTTTAGATGGTTTTTCGAAAAATGAAATAAAGGAAATTATGCCGGCTGGCTTCGAAAAAATGACAAAGGCAGAAAAAGATGATATTTTAAAAAAATATCAAGAAGAATATGAGAAAACACCAAGGTCTCCAAAAAAAACAGCCAAACCATCACCACAGAGTAATAATGAAAAAGAAATAAAAAAAAGGAAAAAAAAACCAGAATATAATAAGATGTCTTGGAATGAAATAAACAAATGGGATAAATATTTAAAAAAGAAGAAATCTCCATCGCCTTCCGCCAAAAAGAAAAAACCCTCGTCGCCTTCTCCCAAAAAGAAAAAATCTCCATCGCCTTCCCCCAAAAAGAAGAAATCTCCATCGCCTTCCCCCAAAAAGAAGAAATCTCCATCGCCTTCCCCCAAAAAGAAGAAACCCTCTTCCTCTTCGCCGAAGAAGTCTAAAAAGCAAGAAAAAAAGGATGATTCTTCAGATTCAGACGACTCAATATCTGCTTACGACAAAAGTGAACTTAAAAAACTTATTGAAGAGGAAAACAAAAAAGGCTCAATATCTGCTGACGACAAACGTGAACTTAAAAAACTTATTGAAAGGGAAAACAAAAAAGGCTCAATATCTGCTGACGACAAACGTGAACTTAAAAAACTTATTGAGGAGGAAAACAAAAAAGATAAAATAGTCTTAGATTTCAAAGACCTTGACAAATCTTATGAATCGGAGAGAGAGAGTAGATCTAAAGAAAAGCGCAGAGAATCGAGAGTCAAAACCGATGACGATGATGATACCTTTGAAGAAGAGTTAAAAAAATATTACGCATCAAAAGATGAGGAAGAGGAAAAGATAAAGGAGGAGAAGAAGAAAAAAGAAGAAGAAGAAAAGGAGAAAGAACTGAAAGAAAAGCAAGATAGGGAACTTGAAGAATTATATCAAGATAAAGTATTGGCAGAATATAAAGAATTAATTAACGAATATTGGAAAAAATTCAAAAAAAATAAAAAGGAAGTTGATCCACAGTATGGAGAATGGATTAAAGATCTACATTCAATTGTAACTTCAAAGAACGATAAAAAAATATTGGGCTCAATAACTTACAAGTACGGTTCAGAAATAGTTGATGTATATGTCTTACAAGAGCATATTAAAAAATACGGGAAGATAACAGAAGAAAATGTCGGTGAATTATTCATTTATTTAACTGCGAATAAGTTATTTGAATTGTATGATGAGTATAAAAACAAATATGAAGAATCCAGTGATCCAGAAGACGCTAGTATTTTAACAAAAATTAATAAAAAAATATTGGACAAAAATGAGGGTCTACCAGAAGGACATAAGGATATTAAAGTTTTATTAGAAGAATTAGAAAAGGAACATAAAAAGAAAAATCGGGGGTTAGTTATCAAAGACGAAAAAGGTAAAGTCTTAAGACAAGGCGATAAAGATTTCAATAAAGCATTCACAAAAACTATCAATAATCGGGATAATTTGGATTTAAGTATAAAATGTAGGACTCGAGATGGAATCAACCTCCCTTTCGCTTACCAAGTAATACCATCTGTAGCAGTCGCACCTGGAGGATCATGCGATAGAATGCTATGTGTACATAGAACTGGAGCTGGTAAAACTGTTACTATATTGAATGTAATGTCAAACTACTACCACGATCCCCGACCTAAAATCTGTTTTTTTCCGACACAAGAATTGACTAACAACTTTATAGCGGAATTAATGGAACCCAAATATGCGATGAACAACCCATATCAAGCATACATTCGGTCCACAGCAAAATTTGAAGAAATTTTTATGCTCACAACTGAAGAACCTGATTATTTTAATGATATCGGTAAAAAGAAAGAAAAACAAGAAGTGTTTTTTAAATTCAATACTTTTGGTGTCCAAGATTTGCTAGCTCTGAGTAAGATTAGTTCTGATAAGAAAAATCAAAGTAGTTCTTTTTTTGAACAATATAAGGAATACTGCGAAGAAAAAAAGGCCAAGGGAGAAAAAAGCGACGAAAAGGAAATAAAATATCGCGGGGACGAGGCGAAAAAACAATTAGATTTAATTAAAGTGTTAAACAAAACCCTAGGTCCAAAAAATTTAGAGGAAGCTGTAAACGAAATGTATAAGAGTATGAGTGATTACTTAAAAAGTGATACGAAAGCTGACCCACCGGCGTCTCTTTTGAAATGTCTGTGGATCTATAAAGGAGGAGGTAGTGGATTTAGATTACATGAAAATCCAGCTAACGGTGGAAACAATTATAAATCCACTGTTACCACAGCTTTACCAAAAGGCATGGATCCAATTACAGCACATCCTAAAAAAATGGTTCTAGGAAAAAAAGTGAGTTTCCGCCAAGATTTTGAAACAAATTTTAAATCAGAAAATATGAAATATAATGCGTACAACCAAAAAATAGTAGCAATTGATGAAGTACATCAAGCTATGAACCCCGAAATGATCGAAAAAATATCAGACCATCAAATCAAAAACGTAAGATATTTAATGGAGCTACTCAAGGATATGACAGGATCTGTATTGCTAGCTATGACAGCTACACCTGGTGAAAGGGAAGATAATATTAGAAAATTACTTGATTATGTAAAGGGTACAACGAATATAAAAAAGGGGTTAAATGATGAAGGGTTTATATCATATTGGAATTATTCACCACGTTCTTTGTATCCATTATTAGTCGAATCTGAAATGGGTGATGAAAACGCAGAAGATCAAGTCATAGAGATGGATGCCTTACATTATGATTATAAAGGTGATGTTATGCCTTACGCGTACAAAGTGAAAAAAAATGGCAAAAATTTACACCCGTTTGACATACCAAATAACGATAAAATGAATATAATGAACAGAAAAGATGGAAAATTAAGTATGTTTTCACAAGCTTCTTTTTATTATGACTATGCGACGCAAAGTAAAGTCAAGAATATAGTGGATGATTGGAAAGATATACACAAGCTTGATATAGAAAAGGCCGAGAAATTAAAAGAGGAAATGAACAAGAAAAATGGATATATGGAAAATTTAATGGCTCTATCTAATATACCGATTAAGGGAACTAGTTGGCAAAGTCTTAGAGCATTTAAGGAAAGGATAAAAACAGTGAAGGATTTAAAAACGCTGCGAAACATGTCTAGTAAAATGTATCAGGTAGCGCTTGAATTAATTAAAACGAAGCATAAAACTCTGATTTTAATGAATTATTCGGCAGGAATAGATTTTTTGGCTGAAATTCTTAATCTGTTTGTAAACAAGATGCAGCAACTGCAAGACGAAGAAAAATTTGGCAAATTAGAACTTCCAAGCGGACCACTAGCAGAATGTAATAAAGAAACGATAGCTGAGAATATGAAAAATTGTAAAAAGGATAAACCGTGTTTTATTAGGATTATAACTAAGGATGATGAATATTTAATAAAAACATTCAATTCTAAATGTAATATACGTGGAGAAGTCATAAAAGCGGTGATTGCGGACGCAAAAAAATACGGTACTGGTATAAGTTTTTATGGTGTGCGTAATATTTATCTTGTAAATCCACCGCAAAATATTCTAGAATATCAACAATATGTTGGGAGAGCAATGAGAGCCTGTGCATCTCATATAACTTATATGGACGAACGAGATCAATTGCCAGCAGAAGAAAGAAGATTAAAAGAAGAAGAACAGAAAGTATATGTCAATATATTTGTTTCTATATTCTACGGACGGAAGCTTGAGGGGACGGAAGAAGGAAAAATTGTTGGTAGTAACTTACAAGATTATATAGGTCAGGGACCTCCAAATAAATATAAAATAATAGAAACTATAGATGAAATAAATTTAAAAAAAGTAATAAGAGAGGAAGCAGAACAAAAGAAAATATATAAGAAAGTATTAGAAGAAAATGCTTTTGACACAGAGATATATGCGAAGTTAATGAATAAACAAAACTAAATCGATTGAAATAGTAATAGCGTGTAATTCAGGTATATCTATAAATTATATTTTTTTTTTATAAATTTTCATATATAAATTTATAAAAAATAGATATAATGTGTTAGTTTTAGTGGACAAAATTAATTAAATTCTATATCACTTTCTTTTTATCTTACTAATCTTCATTGATAAACCAAGAATCTACTTCGAATACATAATAACCCAAAACCATAATAGATACGGCTACTAAAGATCCAATCCTCGAATAAAATGAATTTGACAAGTTTTCAACTGCATTTTCGTAATTACTTTTATATATACCTTTCACTAAAGATAAATTAAATCCTAAATCAGACGAAATCTTCGCAGGGTGCCTAGCGATTTCGTTTCCATAAATATTAGTAGAATCCAAAGCGCTCAAAATACTTGCACATGCTTCACTTGATAGTTCTAACCTACAAGGAGTACAGATGTAATTATGTAATATCATATACCTTACCTGCGCGATATCGTGACAACAATCAAACAAACAAGATTTTTGGCCATAATGCCTTTGTTTTCTTTTGAATTCTGGATATTTTAATTTAAGTGATATTCTAAACATGAATTTAAACACAAATTCGATTACTGTCGGAGGAGCTAGTTTTCTGCAATGATGTCCTGTCATAATAATAGCACCTCTACATGGATTTTCGATAGTAAAGCCATTGCTACCATCGTCCTGGAAATAATTTGGATCGACATGCTTAGACGTGGTGATGAAAATTATAAAATCGGGACATTGCCCTTCGTCATAAACATCATATTTTCTTTTTAATAGCTTAATGAAAGTAGTGCCAAGGTTGTTTAATATATGTTTCAATTCAAGTTTCCCATAAGCGATGAGTGCACCGTTTAAAATCGCTGTTAATAATAGATCTTCCCTAGATCCCACACTATAAATCGATGTTGTTTCTTGTACTAATTCACTAATCGAAACGAGTTGGTATTCAAACATTGTTTGTTTTTGATTTAAATACAATATAAGATATTCTAAAGGTAATTTAGTTGATTTCCATTCTCCGCATACTACGACACCTATATGAAGAGGTACTTCTAAGTTTTTAAGGTTATACGATGTTGATTTTTCTCGTTTTATTGGGGAGATAGGATAATCGATTTTTATTTCCTCTATATCCATTTTATGTATAATCATATATTTTTATTTGGCCATGACTGTAGGTAAGCCAGTTTTCAAATTATTGTTTGTTTCTGGATAGTACTCTCTACTTAACGACGCGTCAAAATTATAAGTAGAGTAAACTAATTTATCGGACGTGGAACTATTAAGTGGTTCACGTAATGCTTGATTATTATCGTAGCTTTGAAGCAAACCCCCT